GGTTTTGTTGTTCGTACCTTTACTAATGCTAAGGGACGTAAGCTATCTTCTATTGAGTGTCACGATATCATGTGTAAGATTGGTGAGGTAGTTGTTGTAGGTGGTGTACGTCGTTCTGCTATGATATCCCTGTCTAACCTAAGTGATGACCGTATGCGTCATGCTAAGAGTGGGTCATGGTGGGAGAACGATCCTCAACGTGCTTTAGCTAACAACTCTGTAAGCTACACCGAGAAGCCTGATGCAGTGTCTTTCATGCGAGAGTGGATGTCTCTAGTGGAAAGTGGCTCTGGTGAACGTGGTATCTTTAACCGTGAGGCTTCTAAGACACAGGCAGCTAAGAATGGTCGTCGTGATCCTGACTACGAGTTCGGCACGAATCCATGTTCGGAAATAATTTTACGCGGATACCAGTTTTGCAACCTAACGGAGTGCGTAGTACGTGCTACAGACACTTTAGAGACACTTGAGAAGAAGGTACGCCTAGCTACCATCTTGGGTACGATCCAGTCGTCCTACACCAAGTTTCCGTACTTGCGTAAGGTATGGCAGAACAACACAGAAGAGGAACGTCTACTAGGTGTCTCACTAACAGGGATCATGGACAACCCACTAATGACGACAAGTAATAAAGGACTAGATAAGACCCTTACTCATCTCAAGCAAATAGCCGTGGATACTAACGCTGATTGGTCTAAACGTCTTAACATTCCTGTCTCTACTGCAATCACTTGCGTCAAGCCATCAGGAACAGTTTCACAGTTAGTAGACAGCAGTAGTGGGATACACGCTCGACACTCTAAATACTACATCCGTACTGTACGTGGAGATAACAAAGATCCACTGACACAATTCATGGTGGATCAAGGTATCCCTAATGAACCTGACGTAATGAAGCCTGATGCTACGACAGTATTCAGCTTCCCTATGCAAGCTCCTAAAGGTGCAGTTACTACAGAGGATATGTCTGCTATTGACCAGCTTGAGATGTGGATGGCGTACCAACGATCATGGTGTGAACACAAGCCATCCGTGACAATTAACGTCAAGAAAGACGAATGGTTTGAGGTAGGTGCATTTGTGTATAAGCACTTCGATGAGATGTCTGGTGTGTCGTTCTTGCCGTACAACGAACACACGTATCAACAGGCTCCTTATCAAGAATGTTTACCTACTGATTATCATATACTTTTAGATCAGATGCCTAAGAATATTGACTGGACTAAGTTGTCAGAGTACGAGCAAGAGGACAACACAGCAGGTAGTCAGACACTAGCTTGTTCTGGGGATAGCTGTGAGATTGTAGACTTAACTTAAGGTGTATCTATGTATACTATAATAACTCGTAATCAATGTAACTTTTGTGATACAGCTAAAGTCCTATTGAAAGGAATGGGACAAAGCTACACAGAGTACAACATAGAGACCTCTAGTTCTAAGTGGGTTCTGACTTTACTTAAACAGGCAGGTCATAAAACTGTCCCTCAAATCTTCTCGTCAGATGGTACACACATAGGTGGGTGTGCAGAACTAAAAGAACTGGCAGGAAAACTTGAGGGTAGTATTTAATGGACGACTTTCCCGACAAGCCAAGGAAGTCCAGACGTAAGACTAACTATAAAGGTGCGAGTAGTAAGAAGACATCAGGTCTCTATGCTCGTACCAACAAACAGAAGGAACTAATAAGTGCGCTTAAAGAAAGCAATCAAATCTTTATTCTTGGCCCTGCTGGTACTGGTAAAACGTATGTTACGGCGACTTACGCTTCCGACCTCTACACGACGAAACAAATCGATAAAATCGTCATCACAAGACCTCACGTTGCCGTAGGTAAGGAGCTAGGATTCTTAAAAGGAGACCTCAATGAGAAAACTATGCCTTGGGCTTTGCCTGTCCTGGATGTTCTGGAGAAGCACTTGGGTAAAGGAACGGTCGATACAGGAATCAAGAATGGGAACATTGAAATGGCTCCTCTTGCTCTCATGCGGGGCCGTAGCTTCGATAATGCCTTTATAATCGTGGATGAGACACAGAACATAACCACTCACGAATTAAAGATGTTGTTGACAAGAGTAGGCGAGAACACTACTATTGTGCTTAATGGTGATGTGCAGCAGTCTGACCTAAAGGAAGCTGATGGTTTGACCAAGGTTATTCACCTAGCTAAGAAGCATATGTTACCTGTACCAATCATTGAATTTGGAATAGACGACATCATACGTAGCGACATCACAGCAATGTGGGTCAGGACATTTCTAAAGGAAGGTATATGACAGATGTTTGGATGAGGGACGCTAACGTAAGAGCAAACGAAGAGGAAAATTATATGGCAAAATGGGGTGAGATAAAAGAGGGTGGATACTTTGGTGGACCTAAAGTTGTAGAAGAGGATGTAGTAAACAAACCTGCACACTACGGTGATGGTAAGATCGAATGTATTGACTACATGAAAGACAACATGGATCACATGATGTTCATGGGATACTTAGAGGGTAACGCCAAGAAGTATCTACACAGGTACAGGTACAAGGGTAAGCCTGTAGAAGACCTAAAGAAAGCACGATGGTACTTAGATAGGCTAATAGGGGAAATGGAAGGAGACCCATAGTATGTTCTCAGCAATAATACTTGCGTGTGCAGCTAACCTAACTTGTGTGTCGGTAGCTTTTCCAGAGGTACTAGATTCAGAAGAGGAATGCCTTAGTACAATGCCTGATGGGTTCAAGTTCGTAGAGTCTAACGGATACATAGTAAAAGGCTACTTATGCTATCGTTGGCCCGAAGAAACCTAGACAAAGAAAAACCCCCTTGGATTGCTCCTTGGGGGTCTTTTTGTATCTATTTATGGGGTGAGCTACCACTTACCTTGTTGTTTACCCACCAGATAAAATACAAGTGCTAGTCCAGCTATACCTGCCAAGGCCAAGAGTATACCTATTGTCCAGTTGATACAGTTGTCGATAAACTCTTGCTTCTTGTAGACTAACTCTCGTTGTTCCTTACGCATCCTAGCCTCAGTGCGTACTATTTCATCCCAAGCTGAGGGTCCGTAAACGAAAGAGATATGGCTACGGAGTTCTTCCCTCATCTGGGTTGCCTGTTGTTTAGCTGACCAAGCCTCTAGTGCCTGAGATTGTGTGTCAGAAAACATCTTGTACATGGGTGGCTTAGATGCCTTCTCGTGTACAAAATCAAGATCACTCAAAGCCTTTGACCATTGTTGCAACTGGGAACCCATTGAGGATAGCTCCTTGCCCACAGCAAAGCCTTTCTTTAGGGCTGTGTATGCTGTACTGGCTGCTGCTATACAGCTAAGGGGGTCCATTACCTAGCTTCGTCTTTGTAGGCTACTCTCTCCATCATAACCCTAATGGACTTTATATTCTCATCTATACGAGCTAGAGTAAGAGCCTGAGCTTGCACTACACCTTCTAGTGTACTGACACGTACATCTTGCCTTAGCAGTTCTTTCTCGTTGTTCTTGATAGCATTATCCATTGAGGACACATACCACACCAACGATACAGTCTGAATAAAGATAGCTACGACAAAGGTTAGAGGGACAGATTTAGATAAGTGCCATTCAGTTTGGTTTTCCACGGTATCTTCCTAGCGTTATTATTTTCAAAAGACCTTTGCCCATCTCTTGAGGAGTAGGCAGCATCCAACCAAGAACTAATAGTAGGATGACCCAAGGTGGGATTTCGTTGATTGTTAAGTTGTCTACCGATTTAGTGCTAACTTTATTGTCATCGTTAGACTGTTCAATCTCACCAGTTAAGGTCTCTACTACTATCTTTTGTTCAGTGTTCTTTGTAGTACCGATTGTCTGAGTGTTAGTTTTACCTATCTGAGTGTTTGCAGCTACGTTAGTTCCTCCCCCCGATAGGAAACCGAGAGGATTAAGTTGACTACAATTACTTAGAAGGAGTATCGACAGGAGTGCTAATGTTACTCTTACCATTGACATATATCCCAAAGAAGCCAGCACCAGCACCAACGATAACTGAGACAAACCCAGCTTGTGCGTTAGTAGGGTCTGGAAGGTTCATAAACCAGTTAGTTGTTTGGTAGAAAGCTATGCCATACAGAGTGATAATCAGACGGGGCCATATACGCCACTTGTCTAACCACTCAGGTGTCATGGATATTTCTTTCTGTCCAATTCAAAGTGGGGAGCGTCATAAAAACTCTTCCAGTCACCACCCCATACGATAGGAATGTCGAGTTCTTCTGCCGCTTCTTTCATAGCCTCAGCCATCAATTCAAAACGATCAATGTCTTCCCAGTCAACAGGATAAGGAACCATGTCTACAGCATGACCCGTAAGGTGACGGGAGTTAAGTGTAGTAGACTTTCCAGCCTTTACTAGCTCTCTCTGACGATTGATATTACGGATACCTTCAATGACTGTGAAGTCAACTTCAGTTATCTCTATTGCTTTTTTAACTACAGCAACCATGTCTGGGTTTACCCCTGATAAGTTCTGTAGACTACGTGTTCCTAATTTATAAGCCATGTTTTATCCTTTATTTCCAACATTCAAAAATAACATCCCACTTAGTGTTTGTTAGTGCTGTAACCCCACCAGCTGTTTTGGTCTGTATAAAGACAGAGTTACCAGCTATTTGAATATTCGTGGCGTTGACAGACGCAGTATTGCCACGCAGTCCACCCCCTTCGTTATGTGAAGTCAGACAGATAACATCCCCAACAGCATAACCCAAATCTGTTGATGTACATACAATCTTGACTTCCCAGCGTGAAGGTACTGCCCCTAATCCGTGTGCAGCAGAAGTCACAGAAGAGGTAAACGCTACCTGTGTTGTGAAGTCAGGCCCAGAAGCTGCTGAATATAATGCGATAATAGCAGCCTTTATCTTTGCAGGACTAACTAAACTCTCCGTTGTACCCGTACCAGCTTGCCACGTACCTGTAGCTTGATCGCCTAGTAGACCTGTCTGACTTCCAGCAGTAGTAACGACCTGTGTGTCATCTAGTATTCTAAAGGCATCAGCACTCTGGTCTACGTAACCTATGTTGATCCAAGCATCATCAGCTTCAGCCCTCATCTTTAGTATGTTTGCAGATGTGTCATACCAAAGCATATTCGCATATGTGGTGCTAGGTGCTGTAGTTCCAGACGACGTACTAGCCAAAGCCTTTAAAGCATTATTGATGTCGGCTCTTGCATTCGATGATGTCTGGTTTGCAATATCAAAATCGTGTTGGCTCATGTTAAGCCCTTTCTATTAATACTCTACGTCAACACTAAGTGCTGTAACGGTTGGTGTATATGTACTGTTGTCGCTGCTTAATACAGCCTTAAACCTAAAGGCACGACCCGTTACGAAACCACCATTTGCTAGTTCATAAGAACCCCATGTAGGGGAACCAGAGGGATCGTCGTTTGTAGCTGAAACATACACTATAACCGATACATCACCAAACTCAGCAGTTTCGTTTGTCCAAGTGTCCCAGTTTCCTGGCCAAGTGTCCCAATTCTGAGGGATGTTATCCCACAACAAAGTGCCACCATCAAACTTTCTAGTGAATGTTCGTGCGCCTGTTATTCTAGCGTTACGAACAGAGTTAGTGTCGATGTAAGCACTAAAGAAGTATTCACCAGTTGGCTCTGCTGCGCTTGTGTTGTCTATCTCTATTGCACTGCCAACCTTGATGACATTTGTTTTAGAGCCAGTGAAATTTGGGTTCTCTGTTTGTGTATCTGTTTGACCTAGCTGTGGTATCTGTGAGGGGTCTATTACAACAGTCGTTACATTCTCACTAAAGTTACCCTCTTTGTCGTAAGCCCTAATTAAGAATGTCCCTGATCTAGCTGGCACAGATGCAGAGGTAGATGGTCTAGCGACCTTCTCAACGACAGTAGATGAGTTGCCCCAAGTAGCTCCCGTTGTGTTGGAGTTGTGTTTGATCTCGTAATGGCTCAAGTCAGAGTCAGGAATAGGGGGCCAAGTTAGAAACAGTGTGCCACCAGAAATCTCTGCTAGTAGACTACCAACGTCTGACGGATCGCCAATAAATGCGTTAATCTCTTGGTTCTCTAGTAGTGTAAACTGACCTTTAATACCAAAGGTGTTAATAGCTCTAGCTCTGAAGTCATAGGAGTCTACTTGCAAGTCTCTTACCTTAAACTCACCAAGTGGCCCTTGACCAAATGTAGAGAAAACCGTCTCACTTGCAAGTTTGTACTCAACCTCAACATAGTCGATAGCCTCTGCCCTACCTGATGTTACATTAGCAACAGCAATGTTTGATACCTTCTGGTTGCTGACTTTAGCTTCAGCGGATACGGCAAGACCGACCTCTGGTACATCAAACGGCGACAGTAGATTAGTGTTGTCTCTCTCGTAGACGATACCATCACTAACTTCGTCAAACACAGATTCAGCAGTCTCACGTAAAGTCATGTTGATCTGTAGGTCTAGTCCATCTGATAGGCCAAACGACCAAGCTATTACTTGGAACTCTTTGTTAGTCCAACCAAAACGTGTGTTAGTAATCCTTACGTTGTCGCCAACTTGTAGCTCTAGTGTTCTCAGGCCAAAGGCTGCATTAATCGTAAGCTGTTGTCTGTTAGACTCTAGGCTGATTAGAGCTATACGCCTAGCCTCAATAGAGTTGTCAGTGAACGGTAAGTCTACGTCAGCAACAGATTCTTGATTATTATCAGCGGTACGAAAAGCTGAGTTAGTAACTTCTGGGTAGTCAGTAACTTGCCAGTTGCTCTCTTCTCCACGGAAAGTACCTTTTACCGTATTAAAGTTGTTACGACGAGAATGTCGTGTACTTACGTTTATCCCAGAGCGTAAGTCATCGTCTGTTAAGTCCATCACTGGGTTTGTCCAGTAGGCAGGTTTCATACGCCACTTACCCTGAGCATACCACAGAGACCCACCCATGCAGGTTAGTAGATCAGACAGAAGGTCATATGGTGTAAGTGCAGTAGTGAAAGCACCATTACAAGTATAACGTGTCGTACTAGCGAGTGTGTTTGTCTGGTTACATACAGCAGCAGCACTGGTAACTAAATCATCGTCTATGTTAGCAGCAGCTTCACTAAGTCCGTAGCTTGAAGTCAAGTAGTCACGTAGGCATAGCGCAGGGTTGTCAGACCAATCTGTTGCTCCACTAGAAGGATTGTAGACTTTCTTACCTTTTACTACGGCAGTTATTGAAGGTACACCATTAGGGAAAACATCAGCGTTAAACTTCAGTCTAACATACATATATGCAATACCACGAAGCCTGTGTTCACTTGTCCATTTACCATCAGACTCTTCCACAAGTTCGGTTGATGCTAGTTGATCTGCGCTCCCGTTGTAAGTAAGTATTCTGATTAAATCGTTATATTTAGTAGGGGATGTTACATTACCATCACTGTCAACAGTCACAAGTTCATCGTCTATGTAAAACTCTTCAAACGATTGTACCTCATGTCCAGCGACAGCAATGATCCTGTGAAGGTGCTTGTTGTTAGTGCCTGTGGCTTCATCGTATAGTATAGCACCACCAGTTTTCATCTTACCGTATATGATCTGATGATCTAATGCTGCACCTTTTGAGTTTACTTGGTAACCACGGTTGGCTCCACGTAGTTTAGGCTTAGGGGCCAAGGCGGTGAGAGCGAGAGAAGTAACTACATTAACGGCAAGACCTATAGCAAACAGGCCAAAACTATTTGTAACGGTAGCTAGTCCTAGAGCAGTCCCAATAGTACCTGTGGCAAAGGCTGCGCCCGTTGCAGCAATAGAAGTGAATATAACCATACTACAAAACCTTCTCGTACTTTGTTTCCATCTCACTATAGCCCATTCTATTTAAGAAGTTACCTATAGGGTTCTTTTTAGACGAGGAAGCTACCAACCTGTATACGCCATCTTCTTTCATACAAGCCTCAACAAACTTAAACAACTTGTAAGCAACTCTGGATTTTCTGTGGTCTTTGTCTACGTAAACTGCTTCGTAACAACCAGCTAACTCACCCTTAAGTGTAAACGGAGAGGTAATTATAACTACAAAGTACCCTATGAGGATACCGTCTTTTCTAGCGGTAAAGAACTTTAGTCTTCCTATTTCCTCTAGCGCAAAGTAGCTGTCCCAATCTATGACTAGGGTGCTTGTAGGATGTCCTGACTCTTCCCACTCAGTGTGAGCTAAAGGAGCTACTTCTTCTTCGGCTAGAGATAAAAACTCTTGCTGATATTTAACCACTCTTACGACCCCAAGATATATTCCTATCCTGTAAGTCTTCAACAAAGTCTAAACCAAGATCGCCAGGATATATTGACTTTTGATAACCAGAGGTAAATCGGGCAACTCTGGCTCTCTCAAGGTCAATCAGTTTGTTCTCTACTAACAGTTCAATAGTTGATGTATCAGCATCTTCAGCTATGTTCATCTGATCCATGTAACCTGAGAAGATACTGTTTAATCCCTTAGAGGTACTCTGTACTTCAATCTTACTACCATCCTGTAGCAGAATGTAGTCGCTATTCTCCTGTAGGATATTACCCGTGGTAAATGTACCAAAGTATATATTGCAGACACGACCCTGATAAGGCTGGCTGAGAGCTAAAGAGATGACTTCTGAGGGAATACCAGTCAAGGTTATAGTAGCACCTTTAACGGCTAACTCAGAGGTCTCCTCTACAGTGGAAATGTTGAGTAGCGTCCCAGCTCCAGCCCACTCAGTCCCATCAGCTAGGACTAGAGTGCCTTGACCTGTCCACATACGAAGTACATTGTCTCCGTCAAACATTAGCTCTACAGCGAAAAACGGATGTACTGTATCTTCGTTGATGGCTTCTATTGTATTTGCAGACAGGTCTCTGGACATACGATTTACTCCACTTCAGCTTCTGTCGATTTAATTAGCATATCTACAAAAGCCTGTTTGCCGACTTGTAGTTGATCCAAGTTAAACTGCGTGGAACCTATCTTACGATCAAGGTCTCCTATGTGGTTTACCATGACCTTTTGCTGATCTGTTAGCTCATCTTCAGTATAGTCTTTGTCGTTGATCGTAATGGTTTTTGTTTGTTTCTCAGCCATTGTGATCTCCTTTCGGTTAAGTTAAGCAGCCCAAGGATTTCCCGAGGCTTCGGTGGGGTTAATTTGTTTATCGATAGCAGCGGCAATAGCCGCCTCAGTATCTTCTTGTGATACGTTCTCCCATACCCATGCCTGAGCTTGCGACTCAGTTACATCAGCGTATGCAATGAAATCGCTGTCAGACGGATCGTAAGTTAAACCTACAGTGCCATAATTTAACGCTGAGTGTTCACCATCGACGCCAGTGCATCTCCAGTGAATTGCTTTAATTCCACCTGTGGCGATATCACGCTCACAAGTATGGATAGTCCAAGTGTATGTTACAGCCATTTTTTAGGCTCCTTCTAATGTTGTTATTCTTGCGGTTAACGCTTCAATTACTGTCTGCTGCTCTTGGATAGCTTTGGTAAGAACCGCTGTAAGTTGCCCGTAAGAAATTCCTTTCTGCTCATCACCATCTGGGGTAACGCCTGTTGAAACCACTTCTGGGACTTGAGTTTCCATTTCTTGTGCAACAAACCCCACTTGTTCTAAATTTGAACTTTTTAGTTTGTATCTACGTGGCTTCAACGCTTTTACAGTATCAATGCCATACTCAATTTCAGCTATGTCTTTTTTAAGGCTAACGTCTGAAGCATTTGTAAACGCCCCAGCATCAGTTATTCGCGCCTCATTATTTCCATTCCAAAAACGCATTTCATTATTAGAAGCGTTCCAGTACATACGTCTGTAAGAACCAGCACTACTGCCTTCGCCGACACCAATACCTCCTTCATGGACATTTACTTTACCACCAAAAGTTAAAGTCGTACCAATCCCAACATTGCCGCCAGCAATTCGCATGACTTCAGTAGAGCCATTTTTAAACTTTATCTGAGAAACATCTGATGCGGTATTACCTTCTAACGTGATATTCCCACCAGTATTAACTGCATTTGAACCAGATATAACAAGCGTATCACCTGTCCCGTCAGAAGAAATTAAACCTCCTCCAACCGACTTAATAGTGCCGCTGATAGAAGTATTCCCAACTCCATCTACTCTCAACAAGGCAGTATTGGCAGCACCGTTAACTACATTTAGAGCAAAATCAGCAG